GCCGTAGTTATTGCCTAAAGCGTGGCCCATTTTGAGACTACTAGTTCCCCCAAAGATTTAATTACCGCTTGGCGCCTGGGGTTAGCGCACGTCGGTTTCCTAGGAACTAGGTCCCTATACAAATGATTGGTTGGTTCCAATTTGGAGGTGAGACCGGTCAGCTTTACCTGTTACCGGCCTCGAGAGAAGTTCAGATTATTGACCCAGCGGGACAATCGCATTAGCCCCTGGTGCGTTACATGTGAGCTGTGCGTAATATCCGACGCGCAGTTCAACAGCATCACTTCCAGGAACCGGGAAACCCAACTGGTCATAAAAACCAGGAAAGGTTAAAAATTGCGGTACTTTCCCAAGCGATCGCAACTTCCAAGTTTTGAGGGTGATTACCCAGGCAACTTGGGCTTGGCAATTTCGATCCTGCAGGATTGCAATCTCGCCATTGGCTGTTGGCAAAACGAGCGCTTTGAAACTGATGTCAATCTCGTCGTGTTTAACGGATACATAGTTTGCTTGGCTCGTGAGTTGCTTCACTAAAGTCTGATAGGAAACTGGATTAGTGAAAATGTAATCCGGATCTCCAGCTTCAGAGCTTTGAGCTGCAAGTTGGTTCACTGCATCGATCAATGCATCTTGGATGCTTTCGCCATTGCCGCCAGCAAAACGAAGTCCAGCCAATTTAGTGGGCGAAACCGAGCGGTTCACACCGAAGAAATTGTCAGAACCACTGGGCGCAGTGGTAGGAATCCAAGCATTGAAGCCTGCAATTTTCAGCATGTTGGCTGAGTTCAGACCGTTGCTGATAAAATTCACGTCACCGACTTGAGCCAAGTACGGGAATGAAGTGCTCCAGCTAGACGGAGTTCCTGCAGCGCCACCTTGCGATGCCGAAACAGTGACAGTGCCAAGGCCAGTATCAATTGCGATCACATAACCAATTGCTCCACCGGTCGAAATTGTCGGAGTTTGTCCGGAAATCGAAAAGCTTTGCAGGGCCATGCCAACGCCGAATTGATAGACCATTGCTAGATTGTCTAGGGTGATCACGCCAGTCGAAATGGAACCGTTGCCGACGCCATAGCTGCCGCGAATACCAGAACCATCACTATATAAGTCATGGGCCAAGTCATTCGAAGCTGCGCGGAAAGCGGATTTAACGTTCAGTTCTGCAGCTGGCATGAAAGCGCCGATGTTCGAAGCAGAAGCGCGCAAGAAATCGTTGGTCAGAGTTGCAACCGAGTAGTTTGATACGCGAGTACATTGAAACTCAACGGTTTGCGGAGCCGTTTGATAGGTCTGAGCGTTACCAAGGTTGGCAGATCGTCCGGCACCAGTGTCATACATCACTGGAACTGGAAAAGATTTACCGCCCATGCCCATTTCGGTCTCGTCCTTGGGCAAAATGGCGAGCATTGGATTTTTATCAAAAACCAAATCTCTCATCACCCAAGAATCATCACTGTACAATTCCTTGAGCGTGGCAATATTATCTGTCGCATTTGAATATGCGATTGCTGGATTAGCGGGAGTTCCCATTTGTTAAATTCCTTTACTGTTGTCTCCTTGCTAAAGCTCGCCGTCTAGCCTCTGCATAGCGCTCGGCATCCGGTAACTTCGACAAGGGAACTGCAGGCTTGGCCTCAACGGCTGTCGGCTGCATTTGGTTAGTGAGCGTTCGCACGCCCGGTTTCGGCGGTGGAAGTCTTCGTTCTTCAACTGCCGGCTTAGGTTCCTCAATGAGCGCGGCCATTTTTTTAGCTCGCTCGGTAATAAACATTTCCGTATCAACGAGTGCCTGCTGAACTGTCATTTCCTCATTATCTTTTTCCCATGCATCGAGAATGAGATTGAGGGCGACGTCCATGCCGGTAAACGTTTTGCCTTCTGAGTCTTGATCTTCAAATCTCTTAACTTTAAGAAACTTTGGATCAGTCTCGACGGCAGTGAAAATTTCTTTCTTGTAGGCACTTACGGTTTCTTCGAATGCCTGTTTGTCGCTTTCTTCTTGGGTTTTCTTCATTTTTTGGATCTCATCCTCGAGAGTTTTGAACTTCTGAAGATTAGGATCCTCGCCATTGGCCTGATCGATTTTGTACTTAACGTACTCGTCGTAGTTCAGGCCCAACTGTTCAGCTTGAGAAAAATCTTTGGCACTGAGTTTTGCTTTTAGCTCTTTGAATTCCTGAGCTAACTTCAAATCTTCAGCTTGAGATTCTTCTTTCTGCTTTAAAGCCAACTCTCTTTGACGAAAGGCTTGTTCCTTGCGGGCAAGCGCAGAGAGTTGCGGAGACAGCTTTACTGATTCTGCAGCGGCGGTTGAATCTGCAACCTGGACCGTCTCATTAGGTATTGTTTGGTTCCCATTTTCTGCAACGGGCGGTTTTTGTTGGACTTTTGGTCCTGGTGGCCTTGTGCTCACCACGCGGACTGGAATCTCTTTCTCCGGGGCTTTTGGTATGATTGTATTTACTACGGGCTCATGTGTTGGCATGTGATTCTCCTTTGGTTATTCTTCTCTAAACTTGGACATTGCTCGTTGGGGCGATTGATGGTTGTGGAGGCGCGACTGGAAGTTGCGGCTGATTTGGTGTTGGTGTTTGGCCTGCTGTTCCTGGCGCTGGCAATTGCGGTGGTGGGTTAGCTTGTTTTTTCAACTCTTGAACGGCCGTGAACCAATCTCTAAGCAATTGCATTTTTGATTCTTCAATATCAGTCACAATGTATTTATTTATGTAGTTCACACAAAGTGTGGTCGCCATGTCATCGGGATCTAGGATGAACGCATCGGGTGGCTCGTATCCTTTGTCGCCTTTCTCAACGATATCGTCGAGGCATTTCAGGATTCTTTCCTCCAATGCGATCGCAAGCGAATCACTTTGTTCGAGATCCGTAAAATTTGAAAGTCGGCGAAATTCTTTCTTGTCGATTTCTCCCGCGGCCAGCATTTCTGAAAGCTTAGCTTGTCTGCCCGCCGGATCACGGGGCAGGCTTGATTCATTGAAGCACTGGATAATGTAGGTATCTCGAAGAACGACAGCTTCGGGTAAATCCACTTCACGGGTTCGGTCCTTGTTCGGGTAAACCGTTAAATATTCACCAGTGTCTTTCGCAATATCGCAGGCCGTATCGACCACGAGATAGGCTAGATCTTCATAAAAGGTCGCATATTTTGTTTCGAGATCAGCGTGCCGTGCATCTTGCGTGTCCATGAAAACGCGCTGAGCTTCGCCACTATTTAGGCCGGCAGGTTTTTGAGCGGCGGCCGACAGTGCAGAAACTCCACTGATTTGATAAGCATTTTCAATGAGCCATTTGATCCACTCATAAATTTCTGGTGGATTTGAAATTGCGTTCAAAAATTCCGGCTTTACGTTTTTGTACTTAATGATCGAGCCAATATTATTGTTGAATGCAGTTTCGAGAATGGCAGAGAATTCATCGATCAAAATACGCGGGACGCCCATTAGCTCAATGGCTTGCGATGCTATGATCAGCATCTTGTAAATTTCCATTTGCGTGGGCATGAGAATTTCGCAAAGGCCTTGAGAGAAGTTTCCAACTATATTTGAGTTGTAACCAATCTTTGCATATGGAAATCCTTGTTTTGTCCAGGGCTCGTCTAGCAAGACGCCGGCCGATGATACAATTGAATGCCTGCCGTCTTTAGCGCCCTCGAAGGACGGAAGTCTGAACCCCTCGGAGACGATGAATTGATCAGACACTGTCTCGGTGGAAAGCGGAGTGTTATCTATATTTCCATGCTGAGCTTTGAGAATGATATCGGCTTTGTCTGGCATAAGGCCCAGCATTTCGCCGCGATCAACGAGCTTCACTTCGATCATCGATCTTGGACTGCCGTAGTAGCCGTCATTGTAATCGGTGAGAAGCTCAGTGGAAATTCTACGCTCGAGCGCAACTTTGTCGGCTTTGCGAAACACTTTGACCAGGCCGTCGCCAATAACGCAACAATCTCTGAGCGCTAAAGGTCCAAGCTGATAAGCTTTGGTGCGAAAGAACTCGCCCATGATAAATTGGTTCATTCTCTCGGAGATTTTTCGCTCTTTGTAATGAAGGTCCGAACCCAACCACGTGGGTTTTGGTTTGTTCTGCGTAATGCGACTGACTAATGTTGAAGTCGTCGAATAACAAACGTTCGCAGTAGGTCGGCCAATCGGAAGCTGTTGAGAATTATCCAACGTTCCAACATTTGCCAGATAGTTGTAGAGCGGTTTTCCGGAATGCAGTCTGGTGAAGATGGAAGCTTGTCGAATGCGAGGTTGATTGGTCTTTTTGAGATACGCGGTCGTAGATAGAAGTTGAGCGACGAGTTCTTCATCGGTCTGAGCGAGCCACCACTTGTAGGATTGATTCGTTTCATCGACCTTGGATTTGCTTTTGGTCTGGACGATGATTTCTTTGGGAGTTTTCTTTTCCTCAAGTGGTACCTTGGTCGCCATTATTCACCCTTTTCTATCTTTGGCTCGGGGAAAAGAGCGTCGACCAAATCTTCGTCACCCATTTTAAGCATTTGCGCGACTTGGTTTATGTGGTGAGGGATCGGCATTTCGACGGGCGGAGCTGCCGCGGCACTTTCTGGAGCTTTTGTCTCAGATAAGGAGGGACCCACGGCGTGGAGCGTGCTTGGTTGAGGTGCGAAGTCAATCCGGACTTCAATCGATGGAGATTTGAAGTGACTCACGCCGTGGGACCGCAAAAGTTTCAAAAGTTTATCAGTGCTCTGTAATGTCATCGGTTATCCAACCGACATAGATCCAAGAATTCTTGAGACTCGAGCCATTCTCTTTTTTAATTCGTTCAATTTTTGAGTATCGTCCAGGTTTGGGTCGGCAGGATCCGACGGAGCTTCTGATTTCTCAGGAAGGTCCATGGTTTCCTCCATTTGCGCTTTCTGTTTAAGATTCAACACGTCTTGTGGATTCATTTGCGGTAAGGCCGCTGTATCCACCATGTTATCCACACCTTCGTCTTTGAGTTTCTTGCGTTTCATTCGAATGGCTTCGGACATTTGCTTTGCACTTGGCATTGAATTACTCCTTCATGCTCATTACGATTGCTTTGATTGCGTCGAGAAAACCTTTGACGTCGCCTTTTTTCATGGCTTCCATGCACTCGTGGCCGCATGATTCCATGAGTTCATTGTCCATATCTGGCTTAGCTTCGATTTCCATTTCCATGGGTTCAACGTCTCCGCCTTTGGCATATCCGGCCTTCGAGTTGCTGCCGAACATTGAACCGACTTCGTTTTTGAGATTCTGCCAGCCTTGAGACATGCTGGGTCCGCCGCTCATTGCGCCGGCCATTGCATCCTTAGCTTTTTGTGGGTCCGGATCTCTGATTGGATTGCCTTTTACTTCGTGGACGTCGCCACCTTCGTCGAAATGAGATTTGTGGAAGCACATAATCCCGCTGCAATCGTGGTCGGCCATTTTTCCACTAGACGTTCCTTGGATATGGTTTTTAAGGGCATATACAAGGGATGGGTTGGTTCCAATTTTGTGATTGTCTCAAGATGAGACGTTAGGTCAGGTCACCACTTGTTCCAGTCGGGTATACCTTTCTTGTCTTTTCCCCACGCTCCGAATCCACCCTTTCCGTCTTTCAAATCTTTTTCCTGTTTAAGTCTGTCAACGGTGGCCTGAAGATGCTTTTCTTCGACGTCTTTGTCGTATTCCGGAGTTCCGAACTTTAATTTCTCGAGCGGTGGAACGTATGCATAGGCGGGAGAAAATCTAAATGCGTAGAGACAGGAATCCACGGCATCGGAATGTCCACGCACAACCATGCGATCAGGAGTCGAATGATCATCGTCACGCTCGAGCAGATTGCAATCTTGTGCGAACCTTGATGTTGCTTTGGCTTTGAAGTTTCCCGTGCGTAGGGCATTGTTCAAGTGCTTGTAATTGGCAAATTTATCGCGTTTTTCGGCAGCTTCGATCGGGATCCCATAACGCTGGCGTAAATCCTCGGCGATTTTGGTACCAAGACCGCCCGTGTCAGTGGGCATGCGCATGATTGGATATTGAGCCATGAGCTTTTTGATTTGCTTCGCCAGGTCATCAGTGAGTTGATTGGGAGTGACGATTTCCTCAACGAGATAAGTGATGGGAGAGTTATCCGCAAATGCCAACAAACTCAGAGAATCCGCGTCGCGTGATCCTAAGTCGATGCCCAAAATGTATGTGTATTTGCCGGCAGGAAGATCTTGATAGTCATTTAGGCCTCTGTCATAGGCGAGAAGTAGTGAATTTGGGTCAAGTTTCCAACGACCAAAACATTCACGTTGAATTGACGGGTCATCGAGGGTCACCCCCTTCCGGGCGCAATCCTGGGCAATGAGTTGGTCCGCCGTCATTCCGGACTTTTTGACGAGCCAAGGGTTTTGGTGCATCGTCCAGTAGTGATGAGACCATTGCCCGGACTGGCAACAGTCGTAGTAATATCCGGCCAGGACAGGCCCCGGCGTTCCGATCATGCGGCAACGACCGTTTGTATCGTAGAGCCGCTTGACCACAATGTCCTCGACAAGCGACTTGATAAGAGCTCGCATGGACTGCGACTCGTCGAGATAAACAAGAGCAACGTTCGAGAGTCCTCGTATCTTCTCTATTTCATTGTCATCGTTGGCCCCAAAGAGAAAGATCGTCGACCCGTTTGGAAACTTGAGAGACAGTTTGGACTCGTTTGGAAATGCACCGAGTTTATGTTCACGGTTGATGCGCTTGAGTTCTGGCCATACAATCCTCTCCGCACTCGACCGGGCAAGCGTGATGTAGCATCCCGTCGTTCCTTGGAATTTGAGAGCAGTATCGATCAGATCTGCGGCACAAGCAGTCGTTTTTCCAGCCCTGACACTACAACAGGCTGTTGCATACCGTGCTGGGTCCTGGACAAACGCAAGTTGTTCCGGGAATAAGAATTCCTCAATGTTAAATTCATTGCGAATGGAGACGTCGTGCCTGCGACGCCTGGCCATGATCTTCGCAACTCTTTTGTTCATAGTTATACAATCGTGTCGATCACATTCGAAAGAGGAACAAGCTTGTAAACTCCGCGCTGTTCACAGATCACACCATGTGGAGTGTACCAAAGCTTAGCTTTTCGATTCGCAATTGATCCTTGGGAGTGATTCGGATCATAAAATGCGAATTCAGGCGTGGCATTTTGCCCCTCAAATATGACGGTTCGTCCGAATACAACTTTTCTGAGCGGAATTCCACTTTCGATCAGCTGTTTTAATTCTGGGGGGGTTGATTTGCTAGGCAGCTTTTGGGTCTGGGTCTTGTGGGTCGTCGTTTCCATTTTGATTCTCCTTTATTTTAAGTTTCTTCTTTTCAACAATGGCTTTGCCAATCTTTGTCAGCTGAGCATTTACAGTCTGAATATTCAGAGGCACGAGCATTCTGCCGATTCCTTTATTTCGGTAATCGTCTT